ATGGAAATTTCAATCCAATCAGCAATTCAAGAAATGCTTTTTGATAATAAAGCAAGAGGATTGTCGAAAAATACAATTATATTCAGAGAAAAAACACTAAAGATTTTCTCTGTTTTTTTGTGCCAAAATTATATTTTAAACATTAACGAAATCAAACCAATTCATATAAAACAATATTTAGTTGACAGACTAGAATGTGGTTACTCTGAGACAACTGTTAATGGGCATTTAAGGGTTATTAGGGCGCTATTTTCATATTGTATTAATGAAGAATACATTAGGTATGAGGAAGCACCTATACACCGTGTTAAATGGATTCAAGAGAAGAAGACGATTGTAAATACATTTACAGATTCAGAGATAAAAATGATGCTCCATTATACAAGAAAAAGAACCTTTCATACAATCAAGAAAACTGGAAAAGGAAGAACTGGATTTTGTACAAAATTTGTGAATGAGAGAAATTACTTGCTGTTACTTATACTTACAGACACTGGTATGAGAATAAATGAAGCATTGAGTCTAAAATTAGAAAATATTAATGATTCTCAAATTATCATAAAAAGTGGTAAAGGGAAAAAAGATAGAATTGTTCATTGTTCACCACTTGTTTATAAACAGTATTTGAAATATAATAGGGCAAAAGAAAATTATTTTTCAAGTAATGGGATAGTACCCATTGAAAATATATTTGTAACTAAATTTGGAAAAAAATATGATTATAGGCTAGCAGAAAAAGAAATATATAAAATAGGAAAAGCGGTGAACATTCGTGACAGTATCCGTATCTCACCTCATACATTTAGACATTATTTTGCTCAAAAATTAGTACGTGAGAATGTTGATATTTATATGATTCAAAAGTTACTGGGACACGCTAGCATCAAGACTACTGAGATTTATCTTAGGAGTTTAAATATCGAGAATGAAATTAACAAAGTCATCAAATACAGTCCTTTGCAGAATTTAGATTAAAATAAATTTTTAGATAGTGTGGATGGGATAACCTACTAGAAAACAATAATTTTTGAATTATTATATCTATAAAATGAATGTGAATTGGTTTTATATCCTTTATGTTTCAAGTACCATATTTTTTGGGAAAAATGTTTAATTAGATTGATAGAAAATTTGTGAAATTATTAGTTAAATCTTGTATTGATTTTGGTCTGTGGACATTTAATAATAAATATGTTTATACAAAAGATGACCCTCATTGCTAGGAGATAAAGTTACCTGATATGGTATATATGCCTCGAAGCAATTTTTACAAAAAAAACACTATATAATTTATTACTAGTGAGATGGAGTTATTGAAATCAAGAGAGGTAAGAAGAGGAGATGTATGGTATAATATTAATAAATTCTAATGAAAGTCAGTGTAAGGGAAGTTATTATGAAGAACAAAATTGTTGGGGTGTCACTAAAATTTTCTCATATGAATTTTAAAAATATAGATTTAATACCATTTAGTTCTTATAATTCTTTGTTGGACTATGATATAGTAATTATTGATTTGGCAGGAATCTCATCAGAATATGATTGTGATAAAGATTATAATGGGAGAGAACGATTATATTCTGGTAAGAGACGCTTATCAAATGATGATTCCTTTAAATTTTTATCTGATTTTAAAAGAAGAAGAGAAGAAATAAAAGATTTACTAGCTTTAGGAAAAACACTTTATATAATGCCCCCTGTCGAATCTAATTTCTATATTTATTCAGGAAAAAATGAATACTCAGGTACAGGTAAAAATCGTCAAAAAACCCATATTGTATTTGAGTTCGACATTTTAGATGTTTTACCTATAAAATTAAATATGACGACAGGTTTAGGTAGCAATTTGGCGTGTTCAACGGACTCTCCGTATAGAATTTTGTTTGAAGTAAAAGGAATGAAATACTATTATAATGCATATTTTAGTACAGAGGATAACGGAATACCTGTTGCTTACATTGCAAATACAGAAAAAAATATTTCTAAAGTATTCCCAATAAATGACGGACGCCTTATTATTTTCCCATCCATATTTGATGAAGAATATTATTCGAGTGAAAAAGAATATCGAAAAGTAGTAAATAATTTCTTGCATACCATAGATGATTTAGAAGAGGAAATAAAAGTAAATCTAGAGGACTACTTTCTTCCAGAATGGGCTGATAAATATAATATTTTAACAGAAAAAAATGAAAAAGAAAAAATTGAAGAATTGAATAAAACAATAGAAAAATTAGAAATTGAAAAAGAAAAGACCAAAGACAGGTTAAGTAGCATACAAAAATATAAACTTGCCTTCACTACCTCTGGCAAGGAATTAGAAAAGATTATATATGAAATTTTTTCAGAATTAGGATTTAGGGCTATGCCTATTGAACATAATCGAGCGGATGGAATTTTTGAATATGATGTTTTTAAAATTGTAACTGAAATTAAAGGTGTCAATGGAAGCTCTGCTGAAAAACATGGGGCCCAATTAGAAAAGTGGGTATCGGAGTTTGTTGAGAAAGAAGGAACAATTCCTAAAGCTATACTAATTGTCAATGGTTTTAGAAAGAAAGATTTATCAGCTAGAAATGAAGCCGTTTTTCCCAATCAAATGATTGACTATTCTACTAAAAGAGAACATTGTCTAATTTCTACAGTTCAATTACTCGGAATGTTTATTGATGTGAAGAATAATCCTTCGAAAAAAGAAGCGATTGTTACTAAGTTTTTAAAAACAGTAGGAGTTTATTCCGAATATATGGATTTTAAAGAATTTCTATAAGTTTTAGGCAAGACAGGCCGGTCTATAAAAACGATTACAAATATTGAGGTTATGATTACCCAAAAAGGTTTACAAGCCAATGTGAGGGCTTCTGTGAGGTGCAGTTCACATCAATTTAGACATTATTGGACTTGTAAGAACTTAGAACTTGGACAAGACATATTTACTATCAGCAAGCTGTTAGGACACACCAATTTATCAACAACACAAATTTATCTACAAAAGTTGACCAATGAGTAATTAATTGGCTAAGGCTGTCAAATTCAGTCCACTAAAACACTTAAAATAGCAAAAAGTTCTCACTTAATTGTGGGAGCTTTTTTATTTTAAACAAAACAATAATAATTTATCCATGTAATGGATGGGTGAATTGAGCGATAGCGAAAGAGGGCTTTAGCCCTAAGAGGTCTTCCGAGCGTTAGCGAAAATAGCACCGCAGGTGTAGAAATCTTTCTTTCTTCTCTTTCTATTTTTTCTCTTTCTTTTTCTTCTCTTTCTACCTTGCAATTTTTGTCAATTTTTTTTACACATATTGCAATAGCCATATGCAATTTTTGTATTTTTTTTGACACTTATTGCATTACCCATGTGCAATAAGTGTCAATTTTTTTTACATATATTGCATATGGAATTAAACTAAGCCGTGGGCTGACCACAAAACAATCTGTGAGCTGAGAATAGTTTTTAGACAGATGTTGTATAAGTGTCCAATTATATTTGTAGAAAGTTTTAAAAAACGTGTCCATTTAGTGTTCAAAACCACTATATATTATGGGGTCAGGAGAAAACACGTGAAAAACTAGCCCTAACCCTTATAATAGTAGAGGGGTTAGTTTTATTTCAAAAAAAAACACGTCACGATTTCCCTCTCAAAACCACTATACTATGAGAGGGTAATTATATCTAAATTAATTTAAAAAAGCGTTTGGATTGTTGTTTGAAAAGGTTTATACTATGAGAGGACAAATAAAAACGTGTGAGAAATAGCTCTAAACTATCTATTAAGTAGAGGGATAAATAAGTTTAGATTGTTTTTTAAAAAAAGCGTGTCTACTTCCCTTTCAAAAGGTTTATACTATGAGAGGGTAAATAAGTTTAAACTATTTTTCAAAAAACACGTTGATTTGTGTTTCTAAAGGTTTATACTATGAGGAGGTAAATATTTATCAAATAATATATTCTTTTTAATTACATTATTATTAAGTCTGTGTTGCAGATTATAGATAAAAGCTAGAAAGCCTTGGTATCACTGAGTTTATAAGGGCTTTTTGTTTTGTCCTTAAAATCGCTCATAACCCTTATTATAGTATAGGGGTCAGATAAAAATGTCCTTCAAACCTCTTTCTAAGGTTATAAAGGTAGAGGGAACAAAATAAAAGGAGAATACATTATGAAAAAGAAAGTTATTACAATTGATTATCGTGGAACGACAAGTGAGGAAGTCTTCAAGACTTTTGAGTCAGCTAAGGAAGCTAGTGAGTATTATAAAGTGTCTTACGACTCAGTAAAGAAAGCCTGCAAGAAAAATTTAGCTAATTGCAAAATCAAACATGTTGCATTCTTATATGAAGAAGATTATAAAGATGTTGTGGTCGATGAATTATATTTGAACATCCAAGTAGCGTTCTTGGAAGAAAAGATTTTTAGAAAATAATAAAGTTAAGGCTTTTTTTTTTTTGTTTTTTTGAAAAACAAAAATATCAATAAGGTAAATGAAGGATGGTAAATAATATGAATAACAACTTGAAAGAAAATTTATTTTTCTGCTACAACAAAAAATTAAAACAATATCTTTACTTTGAATGTGGAATTGATTCAGAGTTCAGCGCTCTACACCCAAAGACAATGAAAGAATTTTGGGTTTACGTTAAAACAGAAGAGCTAGACAAAGCTCTTACAGGTTATAGAAAATAGAAAGAATTAGGTTAAGCGATTATGATAAAAGAAAATTTTGTACAAATCCCAAACAAGATGTTTATGAATACAAACAATGATGAAAAATTAGTATATGTTAAGTTATTACAATCTCAAATGGTTGGTTATCTTGACAAAGACAATAGAACAACAATGACAACAGTTCCTATGTTAGTAACATTGCTTGGTTGGTCTGAGGGAACTCGTTCAAATAAGAGAGTTGAAGTTTCTTTGAATGGTCTCAAAGAAAAAGGATACATCAACTTTGAATCAACTAAGAAAGTTTTTGTGGTTGAAATTAATAATTTAGATAATAATGAAGAACATATCGTATCAGTTGATTGGAAATCAAGCGGTGTTAAATTTAAAGGTTTCACTAAGATTTATTATAGTGTTATTGATAATTTGTTAGAAGATAAAGATTTCACTCTTTATGCTTATGCTGAGTACAGAACAATGAAAACTCATCAATATAGAATCTGTTATGCAGAGTGGGCTTTGATTCTTAATTGTAGAGAGAGACAAGCATTTGATATTGTAAACGACTCTAAAGTAATTGTTAAAGTGACGTTAAGTCAAGTTTTTAGAGTAACAAACGTAGAATTTTAATCTATTTATTTTAAGCACTTACCTTTTCAAATTGATTAGGTGTAAGATACCCTAAACTTTGATGGATTCGTTTTGAATTATAAAAGGCTTCGATGTACCAGAAAATACTCTGATAGGCTTCTTCAAAGTTCTTATATTTAAATTGATACACCCACTCTCTTTTTAAATGTCCATGCCAAGATTCAAGACTGGCATTATGATAAGGGTATCCCCTTCGACTGAAAGAGTGAGTCATCCCATAATACTTAAGCAACTCTTCATACTCTAGACTCGTATACTGGCTTCCTTGGTCAGAATGAAGAATAACAGCTTCTGGATAGTCTTGTGATTTAATGGCCTTATTTAAAGTTCTTTGCACTAATTCTACAGTCATTCGCTTGCCCAAATCCCAAGCAATGACTTTTTTAGTATAACGATCCATAATGGTTGAGAGATAAGCCCATCCTTGTTGAGTAGGAATATAAGTAATGTCGGTTGACCAAACCTTATTTTTCTTTGTAGGTTCAGTCTGTATGAGATTTTTTCGATTGATGTGATCACTTAGTGAGTATCCAGGCTTAAATTTCTTAATGACTACAGACTTGAGTTGAAGTTGCTTCATTAGCTTCTGTACCAGTTTTAACCCGACTTTTTCCCCTTGTTTAAGTAGAAGATGATGAATTTTAGGAGCACCATAGATTCCTCGGTTAGCATTGAAGAGTTGAGAAATTTTGAGTGACAGGTATTGTCTCCTTAATTGAGTTTTAGATGGATGTCGGTTAATCCGTTCATAATAACTTGATTCAGGAACATCAAGGAGTTGACAGCTTAGTCTGACATTGAGTGCTAAAGTTTGTATGGTTTGAGCCATATCCGCAGCACTCACTTCTTTTTCTCGGCGAATATGGTCAATACTTTTTTTAAGATGTCTCGTTCTTCCTTAACTTTAGCCAGTTGTCTTTTTAATTCTAGAAAATCAGCTTTAGAGACGGAGCTTTCATTAGATTTAGAGTAGAGGTCTATCCATTTATAAATTGTTGCAGGGGCCACGTCGTATTCTTTAGACAGCTGGGTGACGGATTGACCAGAATGATAGAAGGCGATAAGGGTTTCTTTAAATTCTTTTGAGTAGCGTTTTTGCATGTTTTTGTCCTTTGTCTAAATTATACAATAGTGACTCTAAGATTTAAGGATAACATCAAAGTTTCAAATGGTTTTGATTCAGATACAAAACGGAGAGAGACAAATTCTTATTTAACTTTCAACTCAGTTGAAGATGAAAAAGAAGTTTCTTTGAAACCTACGTATAAAGCTCAATCATCAGAACCAAAAGAAAAAGAAGCTGAGAAACCTGTAGTTAAAGAATCTAAGAAAAATAGTGAAAAAGAAGCTAGGGGATTTAAAGATGAAATCGGCAAGTTCTTCGGAAACACAATGGAAGACAACATCTTTAAGAAAATGGCAAGTGATAAAAGAATTACAAGTGTTGAACAAGCTATGGAGATTCAAGACATTAACAAACCAATGAGTTTAGGAATGTGGAAAGTAATTCAAGATTCAGATAATTCTTTTGTTAGAGACTATGGCAATAAGAAATTACAAAATAAAGCATGGAAAAAGAAATTTGGTTCAGACTTAAATGAAGCTATTCGTAAAGATAAAGAATCAGCACACAAAACAAAATTCACATCTAAATACTTTTTCAAGACAATTACAGAATATTATATAGACGGTGGAAAACGTATTATTAGTGCAGACGAACTTTATGACTATGTACATCACAGACTGGTTTACTCAGACAGCGACACTTACTTCACACCAACCAATATGTTTCAAGAGTTGAAATGTATCAAAGTAACAGACAAATATTAATAGCAAATAGAAATTAGGAGAATACAAAATGGAAAAGACAACTACAACAACTACTAAAGCAATCGAATGGAAATCAGTTAAAGGTTTTGAAGGACAGTATGAAGTTAGTAATACTGGTTTAGTTAAATCTTTAAAAGGTAAAACAGAAAGAATCATGAAACCTAAAAGAAAGAGAATTATCAAAAAAGATGGTTCTGTTGAACTTGGTTATGAGGAACTTATTTTGAGTGATAAAGGTGTTCAATATTCTAAACTTGTTCATAGACTTGTTGCACAGGCATTCATTCCAAATACTGAAAACAAACCAGAAGTTAATCATATAGATGAAGATAAAGGCAATAATTCAGTTGAAAATTTGGAATGGAACACACACGAGGAAAACTCAAATCACGGTACTAAGAACATTCGTTCAGCAAATAAACAAAGTATGGCAGTTATTGGAGTAGATGAATTTGGAAATATCGTAGAAATTCACTCATCAATTCGGAGTGCTGAACGTCTGACAGGATTTGGTCATAGTAATATTAGTGCTTGTGCAAGTGGTAAAAGTGCTAAGTATAAGAATTTAGAATGGTTCAAAATTGATAATGAAATGTTTGATTTGTTGGTCGGTGCAGAATTTTAATTAAATAGGAGATAATATTATGAATAAGAAACTTAAAGAATTACAAGTAAAAATTGATGTTATTGAAGCAAAAGCTGATAAGGTTGAAAAAAGACTTGATTTTATTGAGAGAAAAAACAAAAAAGAAATAACCTTTTAAATAGGATTATTTCTCTATTAATTAGCTATTTGATGTAAATGTTTTGATGTCTTTGTTTGAATAAAGAGGGTCTAGTTCAATTTTATTTTTAGTGTTAGAAATATTAATAAGGTAAATTATTTTATTACCATCATTAGAACCAATAAAACCATTAGCGTAACCAATAATTTTATTATCACTTTTTAAAGGAATTTGGGTATCTGCATATGCATTAAAGGAATAATATTGAGGAGATTCATAAAAATCTTCTCCTTTAAATTTAATATTTCCTGAAAAGTTAATAGATTGATAACTTAATTTTCCATCTTTTAAATTTTGAGAAAAAGTTGGTTTATAGGTGTAAACACCCCCAAAAAAGCCAGAAGAACCTTCACCAAGACCTACTTTTGCTTTATCTTTAAGACTCGTGTTTACATTCATATATGCTTCATATAAATTTGACTGCAAGGTTCTATCAAGGTATAGTTGCAAGATTTGGTTGAACGTAGGATATTTTGAATCTAAATAAAGTGATGAAGGGCTAATTTTAGCAAAAAAATAACCTTTATCCATATTTTGATAAGTGAATGCATTACTTATTTTAGAATCTAATTGTGATTGGTTTGTTGCAATTACAGCAGTAATATGTGCTTCATCACTAATCATATCATCAGCTACAGGTGTAACTTCAAACCAGATTTCATCTTTTAAATCATCAGTAAAGTGTTGAGAAATAGTTTCGTTTTGCTCAATTTTCTTAGTTTCACTTACCTTTGATTTACTATTAGATGTTGAGTCAGTTTTTTTATTTTCACATCCAGTAAATAATACTAGAGTTGATAACAATATTAAGGTTCCAACAATTTTGATTTTTTTCATAAAATTACTCCTACTAAAAATATTGTATCAGAAGATAAGAAATTAATCTAATTTTAAGTAATAGTTAAGAAAATAAGAATTTATGATATAACAAGCATAATTAAATAATAGGAGAGGAAAAAGAATGAATAAATTATCAGCATTAAATAAAGTTGAAGAATATATTGCAGAAGATTTGAGTTGGTTAAAGACTGGGGCTAGAGAAGATACTGATTGGTTAATGTTTGTAGCTTATAGGATTAAATCAATGATGTTGAATAGTGTTTACAAAAAGAATCAAGCTATCATGACTTATGAGAAACAAGAGTTGAATGAAGATTACAATGACTTCTTGGATATGCTTTGGACAATGCAAGATTCTGGGATATTTAAATTTGATTGGGATAGGATTTGGAAACAGAGAGACTATCAAGAGATAGTTGATAACATAGGTTTAGTAACTGAAAGATTTGGTTATGGTGTTGCTGTTGATTTAATGAATCTGATTAATGAGTTTAGATTTATGCAGAGTGATTCAGAAGAGTTCATAGCTTTGTATTCTGAATATGAGAAGCACATGTTGCCATTGCTGATGGCTGGTCTCAGTAAAGGACTGGATGCAGTTGATGATTCAAAGACTGGTAAAGAGAAAGCTAAATATATAAATAGAGTTTTGTTGACTGAATTTGTTCGATTGCAGAAAGAAAGAGATGGATATATTCTTATAAGAGAAAGTGGTAAGCGATATTATATCCAACCTGAATTGAAAGATGATATAGATTGCTGGAAGCTATTGACTAAACAAACATTTAAGTTTGTAGGTATTGATAACTTTAAAAGTGTGTTGACCAGAAAGCAATATCAGTTCTTGATTGAAGCTTATATGATTGTTAGAGGACACTATGATAATAAAGATATTGAATGGTTTAGGTTTGATAAGAAAGGTAATGTTAAACTGAATAAGCGCAAGCTTAGTGGTGAGTTAGGAGTTAGTGAAGTTAACTTTAATCAAACAATGAAAAGGATTCAAGAAAGAATTGATAAAGTATTTGCTGATGTGTTTAGTGAGTACTTGAAGAATAGTAGATAGAGAGTTGATTAGGTTCAACTCTTTTTTTATATTATTTTTTGTTAAGGAGTGTCATATATTTATTTATATGTTGTAAGAAAGAATAGGAGAAGAGAATATGAAGATTACAATTGAACAAGATATCCACACAGAATTTGTTGACGGTAAGATTACAGCAGACCAATCAACCACAGTAGAATTTGATTTTAATGATTCAGTTAAAGAGAAAGATACTTCTATCAATGCTTTAGTTAAAGCAATCAATGAAGAGTTTAAAGGAGGTCGTGCTTAATGATAACAATACTTTTAAATGTATTAATTGCTTTTGCAATATTTCTTTTAGTTATGTTTGCAGTCGTGATTGTATTTGCTTTTGTTAAAACTATTAAGACTAAGAAGGAAGCTAACAAGATTATCAATAAGACTTTCAATATTGACAGCTCAAACCCAAATGACTTAGCTAATATGATTAGAAAAAAGATTGATGAGGATTTGTAATGCCGTGTGAAGATTTCTATTATGATTAATTAAAATTAAAAGTGTAGTGTGCTACTAAATGAAAACACTATAGGTGTACTTGTGGTTGAATGAGATGACACTACAGCCTACACTTTATTACAGGATATGTGGTACTTATAAGACTCTAGTCTTATAAGGGTGGTTCGATTCCTCAGATACCCATTGGGTTACAACCTCCTAGATAACCCAAGACTCCTTGTCACTAGTCTTGCCAAACTGGTGGCTATTAATGTTTCGCTCTATTAATGTTTTGTAGTAATGCTTGGTAGCTTTCGTTATGGTTCGATTCCATAAATTATTCTTGGATTTAATTATCCAAAAGAAATTCTTTTACTCTCTACAATTTTCCTCTGTAGCTGTTGATGGTTCACAAGTAAGAGTTCGATTCTCTTTGCAGTTATTGGTTGATATATATTGACCAAAGTTTTTCTCTTTCACTTCTCTACTCTTTAAAGGCTGAGAGTTCTATGTTCGTTCATTCGTTCATGATTCTCTTGTGCTTTTTTATTTTGTTAAAGGGTGTGAGTGTGTGTGGAAATAAAAATAAAATAAATAAATTTAAGAATAAAAAATAATTTTTTTGAAAAAAATAAAAAAAATAATCCCCCCATCAATGAAATTTATGGGGTAGGTTTATGCACGAGGGGGTCAAAAGAAAAACTCCCCCAAAGTTTTTGAGCCAAAAATTTTCAGCAAAAATCTCAGCAAATCAAAATAAATCTTGGAGAATCCAAGTAAATCTAAGAGAATACTAAGACACTTATAGAAAGGGTGCTAAATGAGCAAGATAGACATATTAAACAGCGAAGAAGTGACAGCAGAAATAATTAAAAAGATAGAATCTGGTGCTACAGATATGAAAATCTATAAAGCACTTGGTGTTACCAACAAAACTTTCGATAAGTGGAAAGCTGATAATGAAGAAGCCTATGAACTAGCCAAGATTAATGCAAATCTCATTGCTTTAGGTAAGGTTGAAGCCAAACTGAACAAGAAAGTTCGTGGTGGTTGGAGACGAAAAGAACGCTATGAGGTTAATGAAGAAGGTGAAGAAATTCTTGTTTCTGTTGAAAGACAACAAGTTGACCCAGAACTCAATGCAATCATTTTCTGGCTGAAATCTCACAATCCTGAAATCTACGATAAAGTTTCACTTAAACGCTTAGAACTTGAAGAAAAATCTACAGCAGGTGTGCAGGATATCATTCAAGGTCTTACTCAGTTTGATGTTAAGAATTACTCATCTGATGAATCAGAAGTAACAGAAGATGAAATTAATGCTTTGCTGGACGAGGAGGAAACAGAATGAATGTAGATGAATATATTTTAAATGCAATCAAAAACAATCTCACAGACACAGAAGTTCATGAATGGATAACAAATGGTAACGCAGATGATTATTTCTATAGAATCTTTGTTGATTATCATGGCTTACCAATGATTTTAGAAAATACTTTAGTTACTAGAGGTTTTGAATTGTTAAAAGGATTATATAGCAAAGAATAAGACAGAAAGGATGATAGATGAAATATTTAAAACAAATGCTTGAATATAACAAAGAAAATAATATTCGTATGAATCGTGATATCAAGCGTCAAATTGAAAAACAAATACGTATTCATAAAAAATATATCTATCGTCCTGAAAAAGTAGAACAAGCCATTGACTTTATTGAAAAGAACTTCATGCTTACAACTGGTGATTTGAGACCAATTAAATTGTTACCTCCACAGCTTTGGTGGTATGAACTTATGCTTGGCTATTACATGATTGATGAAGAGGGTGATGAGGTCTTGTTAGTTAACGAGGTCTTTTTAAATGTTGGTCGTGGTACTGGTAAATCAACCCTTATGGCGACAAGAGTTTTGAACTGGATGATTCTTGGTGGTCAGTATGGTGGTACAAGTCAAGTAATTGCTTATGATAACAACCAAGCAAAACATGTCTTTGACCAAGTAAGAGACCAAAGTAGAGCATCGCTCTTGTTATCTGAGATGGATGATTTCAATATGTTCAACTCTACTAAACAAGGTCTTAAATTTGAATCAATGAATACTAAGTTTGGTAAACAAACAAATGATGTAAATAGGGCGCAAGGTGGTGATACATCACTTAATGTCTTTGATGAGGTTCATGTTTATAAAGATGATATTACCGAAGCTGTTAATAAAGGCTCACGTATGAAACAAAAGAACTGGCAATCAATCTATATTACAAGTGGTGGAACAACTCGTAAAGGTCTTTATGATAAGCTCATCAAGCGCTTCACTAGTGATGCTGAGTTTGAAAATGATAGGTCAGTTGCTTTGCTTTATAGACTTGAAGATACACAACAAGTTAAAGATAAGCGTAATTGGGGAATGGCTTTGCCTTTAATTGGTAGTTTGCCTAGATGGTCATCTGTAGAGGAAGAATATGAATTATCTAAAGGAGACCCAGCTTTACAAGTTAAGTTTTTAGCAATGTCAATGGGAATCGCAATGAATGACGTTCACGGATTTTTTACCGCTGGAGAAGCTATGAAAAAACCATTTAATCTTGATGTCTTTAGAGGTGCAAGAACTTATTGTGGTATAGACTTAGCCTTGCATGGAGACCTGTCAAGTATAGCTTTTCTAACTCGTGATGATGAAGATTATTACTTACACACAATAAACTTTACAACTCTCAAAGAGTTTGAATCTCTTGATTATGATATTCAAGAGTTATATCGAAGGTTTGAAGAGGAAGGTTCTCTTGTAATTCTTGATACAGGAAATAACTATATGTCAGCAAAAGACATGATACCTTATATGATTAAATTCAAAAAAGATACAGGTTGTATTTTAAGAATGGTCGGTTATGACCGTGCAAGATATGAGAATCTTGAAAAGCTCATTGAGAAATTCTTCTTTGATAAAGATGGAGATAAACAAAAACCAGTTAAACAGGGTTTTGCAATGTCTGACTATATTAAGATATTCAAATCTCAATTTAAACAAGACAATGTTCACCACAATCAAGAATTACTTGAGTGGTCTCTTATGAACGTAGCTGTTAAGGTCGGTACAAGTGATGACTTGGTGCTTAAAAAGACAACAAACAGCAAAAAGATTGACCCAGTAGTAGCAAGTGTTATGGCACTTCAAACAATGTTAAGAGATGAATATTAAGGAGGTTGAAAGATGAATTATAATGCAGATTCTGTTAGAACCTCTGGTTTCTATTCTGATAAGAAATGGTTAAAAGTTAGAGACTATATTCGCAAACGTGACGGCATGACGTGCCAAAACTGTGGAGACTTCACAGCTAAGAAATATGAAGTTGACCATAAAACAGAACTTAACATGGAGAATGTAAGAGATTGGAATATCGCTTACAATCCTGACAACCTATGGTTATTGTGTTTTGACTGTCACAAGCGTAAAACTGTTCGTGATAAGCAAAGCAATGACAGATTATTTTATTAGAAAGGAGAAAAGATTTGGAATTTAATTTATTTGGAAAAGCAGTACGGATTCAAACTTCAAAATTGAATCAAGAGACACAACGTGCGCAAGCATGGGGAGATGAAGTAGTTTCTGCAACAAGTGGTTTCTATAACAACATCTCAGCAAAGATTGCTACAGAGATTGCCAAAGTAAACTTTCAACACGTTAAGTATAAGAAAGTTGATGGCGGTTCTGACACCTTAGCTAGTATGGATGGTTCTGATATTGATGAATTATTAAACTGGAAACCTAAAGGTTATGAAAATACTACAGCATTCTGGCAAGCAGTTACTAAGAAGCTTTTAACCACTCGCAAAGTTTATATCAAGATTGTAGATGACAAACAAGGCAACTTAATTGACCTGAAATTACTTGAGTCTGGTGATGAAGCCAACACTAATGAAACGATTAACTTGGTTAGTCCTTTTTTTATTAACGAAAACACAAGTATTTTGGATGCAACACTTTCTGGTATCGCTACTAAGTTAAAACAAGGTCGTATGCGTGGAATGCTAAAAATTAATGCGGTCGTTGATAATGACAGCGATGAGTTTAAACAAACAGCTTTGAAAACTATCAGTACCATGCAATCAGTTAGTTCTTATAACGGCATGGGAGTAATGGATGATAAGTCAGAAGTTGTTGAGTTTAAAAACTCTTATTCGGTATTGAATGATGAAGAAATCAAACTCATCAAACAAGAGTTGCTAAGTTCATATTTCATGTCTGAGAAGATTCTTTCAGGCGAAGCAACACAAGAAGAACAAATTTATTTTTATAATTCAACAATCATTCCTTTACTTGCTCAACTAGAAAAAGAATTAAGCTATAAACTTATTTCTCAAAGTAAGAGACGAAAAACACAAGGCAATCTGTACTATGAACGTATTATCATTGATAACCAATTATTCAAATTTGCAAGCCTTAAAGATTTAATCTCTCTTTATCATGAAAATACAAATGCACCATTCCTTACTGTGAATGAGTTCAAAGTTCTTGCAGGATTAGAACCAAGTGAGGGTGGAGACGTTTATTTGACAAATGCAAATTCAAAACTCATTGAGAAATATAGTGATTTAAGAACTACGGATGAATCTAAAACAAAAGAAGAACCTGATGTTGAATAACTTGCCAAATGGTGATAACCCAAATGGCAATACCTTTAATGAAAAGGAGGACTAAGACTTGAAATTAGTTGAAAATATCGCAAAAGTTGAACTTATCGAAAATGAGTCAGGTGATAAATCTATTCGTGCAATTGCTTCATACGTTCACAAAACAAACAACAATGATTTGTATTTAGACGGTGATGTAATTGAATTTAAGAGAGAAGTTTACCCATTCTTATTTAATCACGGTAAGTCAGCAGATGACTTTCTTGGTGAGACTCGTACAAATTATGATGCAGAACTAGATGCTTATGTATCAGATATTAATGTTTACGACAATAGACCTGAAATCATCAAAGCTATTGAGAATGGAGTTTATGATTCGGTTTCTATTTCATATTACATTACTGAATATTCTTTCGGTGAAGAAGATGAAATTATTGTTAAACATGCAATTATGAATGAAATATCTCTTGTTTCTGTCGGTGCTGACCCAGAAGCTAAACTTATGAATAATGAACTTGCAGATGAACGCAAAGCATTCATCGAAGCTAAAAATAGATTGAAGGAGATTAAATCTTACTATGAATAAACTTGACAAGATTGAACTTGAAAAATCTATCAAAGATTTACAAGCTCGTAAAAATAAACTCTCAGAATTAATTCTTGCTGAAAACTCAGTTGAAAATGCTGAAAAATTACATGCCGAAGCCAAAGAAAATGCAAAAGCACTTGAATTGGCTGAAATCAAATTAAAAGAAAACTCACAAATTAAAGGAGAACCTATTATGTCTAAATATCTTGAAACTAAAAACTCATCACGTGACTTCATTAACATTCTTAAAACTGCTGGTGATAAAGAAGCCGTTGTTAATGCTTGGGGTGCTAAACTTGCTGAAAATGACCTTAAAGTAGAAGACAAAGGATTGCTTTTACCAAAACGTTTAGTTGACTCAATCGAAACTGCTCTTGTTGAAGCTAACCCAGTCTTCAAAGTATTCCAAATGACTCACGTTGGTGCATTGCTTGTACAGAAGGGCTTGAAATCGACTGACGAAGCTAAAGTGCACGTTGAAGGAACTGAAAAAGTATTACAAAATGCCGTTCTTACAACTGATGCAATCACTCCACAATTGATTTATAAAGCTCAATCAATTTCAACTCGTACTAAAGAAGTTACTGAAAACTTTGAAGAAGTTTACGCTGTTGTAGTTGCTGAACTTACACAAGCAATTGTAAACAAAGCTGTTGATTTGGCTCTTGTTGAAGGTACTGGTAATGAAGATGGTTTCCTTTCAATCATGAACGAAACTGATGCTGAAAAAGTTAAAGAAATCAAATCTACTACTCTTGTTGATGGTATTGAAGATGCAACTGACTTTGTTCGTGGTCGTGAAGGTCGTAAATTCCTTATTGTTACTGCTGAACAACGTAAAGCTTTGCTTAAAGAAGTTCGTGCTTTGGTTGCTCCTGCTCGTGTTCGCAATGATGATGCAGAACTTGCAAGTGAAGTTGGTGTTGATGAACTTATTGTTTATACAGGTTCAAAAGCTATCAAACCTATCGTTCTTGTTGACCAAGCTTACAAAATTGACATGAAAGACCTTACTAAAGTTGATGCTTTTGAATGGAAAACAAACGGTAACGTTATCCTCATGGAATCGCTCAGCGCTGGTAAAATGAACAAAATCAAAGGTGCTTCATTCGTAACTGTTGCACCAGCAACTAAATAAGAATAGAGACTTAAATTTAGTTTCTAGTTAGTACTATCAACGATTCCCCTTGTAACAAACTTACTAGAAACTATAAAAGTCTCAATACTTTTTTGTGACAGACAGAAAGGAATTGTCCATGAAAGACGATTATAACTATATTAAAACCTATTGTGGCATTCCTTTAAATGTCACTTTATATGATGAAACTATCAAACTAAATAAACAAATTGCTTTAACTCGACTAGCTATTGCTGGTGTATCAACAAATGAAAAAAATCCAATTGTTCAACAATATATTTCTACATTTTGTCGTTTTCAACTTGTTTCAGAACCAACTTCTGTATTTGTAAAAATGGAAACTGACCGTATGAAAGAAATGATTGAACTGCTTACTTATGGAGGTGTTGAATGATATTTTCTCAGGTAACACTTGAAATAAGTGAAAAGAAGAAAAAGCCTAATGGTGCTGAGACCAGTATTATTAGTCCAGTAACATTACCAGCCAAAAAAGAAAAGATTGTTCAAAATAGACTAGATTCTTTCTCAATGCAAGGTTTAAAGAAAGTTGTGAGATATTCTTTAAACAACGTTGGAGAGTTTGAATTTAAAACTTTTGATTACTTTACTGATGAAAATGGCACTCGATTCAAGCGAACTGTTTGGGAACGAGACCCAAAAAATAACAAACTTATTTTAGAGGGTGAAGTTGCCAACGGCATCTAAGAAAGGAGTAGTTATGGCATTTAATTCATTTATGGACTGGAAAGAAGCAGTTGATAAGATTGGTTTTAATGATGTAATTTTTGGTGTTAAAGATACGATTGAACCAAATACACTTTATATTTCTCTTGCTGGTTCGAAGGTTATAGGAAGTGATAACTTTAAATTTGTTATTGGTTATTCTTATAACGTTGTTGCAAGCGTTCCAGATGTTGATAGTCATTTAGTTAAAGAACTGTCAAATTTGCTTGACTCAGGTTTAGAAATGATAGATTTTTCTAATACAAGTCACTTGTACAATTTCTCTGGAAGTATCTACTTACCAGTAGGTGCAAGAGGAGGTTCTTTTGAATAATAACTTAGACATTAAGGCAATCAGTGAACAGCTTGCAAAAGATGTTACTGATAGAGTTGCCAATTTCATTGAGATTCAAACAAAAGCAGAAGCTCAGAAAGCAAGTGGTAGACAAAAGACTTTTAAAGCACACGGTAAAACATATACGTATGCTCGATATAGTAACACTGGTCAACTTGCTAGAAACTTGAAAATAGATAAAAAAGGCAAGTATAAAGTAGTTCATGATGGTAGACGGTCTGATTATTCAGATGGAACTTATCATGGAATGTATTTCTTGGTTGAAAAACGAGGAGAAAGCGCAATTAAAAAGATTCTAAAAGATGCTAAGTCTTACACAGAATCAACAAAATTATAGAAAGAAGGCATATAAATGGCTTTAAATTTAAATTATGGAGACCGCAAGATTTTTTGGGGAGACGAAGGCTTGCTCATCGGTAAGATTGATGTAACTGCTGGAAAAGCTACTGCTAAAAATATTCAACTTGCAACTGGTATGGTATCAGTTTCAGCGATGGAAGATAGCGCAGAAGTTGCCAATTTCCCAGCGGATAACAAACCTGACCACGGCTCTAAAAAAGGTGCAACACTCTTACAAGGTGAAATGGCATTTATGCAAATTGATGAACCAGTTGGTGAAACTTTGCTTGGACAAGTTAAATCTGAGAATGGTCTTGGTTGGGTACCAACTGGTGTTTATACTGAACATATTGCTCAATATGTGAATCAGGCTCAAAAACACACAGCAGAAGGTGAAGTAATCAATGGCTATAAAATTGTTGTTTATCCAGCACTTAAAGCAACTGGTGAAGGAACATTTGAAAGCGAGACAGATAATTCTGACGGTGTTGACCCGATTCAATATACAATTCCATTGCAAGCAACAGCATCACCTAACTATAAATCACAAGGTAATACACCAGCTCAAATGACCTATGAAGTATGGGGTAAACAAGCTGAGGAATTTGAAAAAATGATGGAAAAAGAACTTTTCATTATGTTCCCAGATACTGTGATTCCTGACGGTTCAAAACCAGCAGGCAAATAATAACTAAAGAATAAAGAGAAAGAGGTATAAGCCCTATGAAACAATTATCTACAGCACGTAAATTCAAAATGATTACAAATAAAGATATATTTAAAGCAAGCAAAGAACTTGAAAAAACAATGAAAGATGATGAATCAAACGATACTACGGAAAATGTGGAATTTGTTCAATATGGTTTGTACCTTGCTTTTTACAATCCTGATTTAACTAAAGCTAAACAAGAGTTTAGTGATTTCATGAAAACTGGTGAATTTGATACTGGTGAAGAAACAATTAAATCATTGATGGATAAATTTAAAGCCACTTTCGGCTAATAAGAGGGAATGGCGGTACTGTTTAGTATCGCTTTTTCTTTTGTTTTATTTTAAAAGAAAGGGGTGATTTTATGAAATTAAAAGATGCAATAAGATACTACGAACTGACAGGTTCTGATATTTTGACTGATTTAGAGATTCAATCTAAATATATAACTGCTCTTGAATTTGATTATGTCTATGATGATTTTACGGATGTCATGGAAAAGCTCTATGAAAATCTTTTGGTGTTATGGGCAGACTCTCATGAAGTAAATGAAGAAACAGAAATGCCTACAAAGGAGTATTTAACAGGTTTATATCTTGCAAATATTCCAAAGCCAAAACAAGAGGATGAAAAAGAGGTAGTTTTTGAGAGACCTAGCAGATTTAAACAAAAGAAACAAGAACAAGAAAATAAGACTATGAATCTTGTAGTTTCACTTGTTAATTCAGATATGAATATTCAACAGTTTTTTGATTTTGAAATTGAATTAGTGGTTGACATTATAAATAGTGTTTCAGAAAAGAGGGAAGCAGAAGAGAAGAAAAGAAAATCTAAGAAACGGAGGACGTAAAATATGGCTGGAAATGCAAAGTTTGAAGTAGAGATATACGGTAATACCGTCCAGTTCGAAAACTCCTTAAAAGGCATAAATAGCGCAATGTCTAGTTTGAAGGGTGAAGCCAATCAACTAAGAAAAGAATTAAGGTTTGACCCAACAAATGTAACTGCTATGACAAAGTTACAAGACAACTATAAACAACAATTAGAACAAACTAAAAATAAAGCTACAGCTCTTAAGAAAGAACTTGCAGGGGTTGATAGTTCTACACCAGATGGACAAAAGAAATTCATTCAACTTTCTAAGGCAATTCAAGATTCTGAGTTAAAAGCCAATTATCTTGAAAGAGATATAAAGCAATTAGATTCATCTATCTCAAGTGGTAATTTCAAAGTTGATTTAAAGACCGATGATGCTGAAAGTAAGCTTTCAAGAGTCAAAAAAGGCTTTAGTGGCATGAAAGAAATTGCTATTGGTGCTTTTCGTGAAATTGGTGCAAATATTACTAATGCTCTTGGTAATAAAATGGGTGACTGGATAAACGATACAAAAGCCACTCAAAAAGCAACCATTGCTTTAAAGAACACAATGGATTTTTCTGGTGTTGGTGGTGATTTTGAATCACTTAGTAAACGGATGGGGCAAGTTGCCAAAGATACAAATGCCAATACGGAAGATGCTTTAAAACTAGCAAGTACATTTATTGGACTTGGTGACAATGCTCAGGTTGCAGGCGATAAAGTTGAGAATATTATTAAAGCCAACCAAGCCTTTGGTGGTTCTGGTGAACAATTACAAGGAGTAGTTCAAGCCTATGGGCAAATGTCCGCAAGTGGTAAAGTAACGGCTGAAAATATTAATCAGTTAACTGATAACAATACAGCTTTAGGTTCGGCACTTAAAAAAACAGTTATGGAAATGAACCCACAACTTAAACAATTTGGTTCTTTTGCAGGTGCTAGTGAGAAAGGTGCTATTTCTGTTGAGATGCTTGATAAAGCTATGCAAAAGCTTGGTAAAGCAGGTGGTGGAGGAGTTGAAACAATTGATGATTCCTTTGCAAGTTTAGATGAGACAATCTCTCTTGCTTTACTACCAGCACTTGATGCAATTACACCAGTAGTTACTGATATTGTTAATTCAATTGCTGACAGTATACCTAGTATTGCAAGTTCTTTGGGTAATATTGTCACTTATTTAAAAGAGAATTGGGATTGGATAAGCAAAATACTTATTGCAATTGCTGGATTTATAGCAGTTGTGGCAATAATATTAACCATTCAAAAAGCTGTCATGGCTGTTGCAACAGCGTTTGCTTTCCTAACAAGTCCAATTGGTTTAGTTATCTTGGCAATAGGCGCTTTGATTGCAATCGGTGTCTTAATTTGGCAAAACTGGTCAACAATATCAAGTTATGCTCAATCAATTTGGGGAGGAATTAAAGACTTCTTTGCTGGTTTGGGAACTTGGTTTGGTGAGCTATGGACAGGTATTTTATCTTTCTTTAGCTCAGTTTGGCAAGGAATGCTGACCATTGTTACAACTATTTGGGATGGCATAAAAGCCTACTTCTCAACATTAATTACTTTCTATTCAACAATCTTCAATGCAATTGTAACAGTTGTTAGTACAGTATTTACAGCAATAGGTAATTTTGCTTTGACAGCATTCAATGCAATTGTTTCATTCTTCTCACCTCTTGGAAGTGTGATTGGTGCAATCTTTGATTTAGTTATAGCAGTCTTTCAACTTGGTTGGGAACTCATTTTGGCTCTTGGTCGTGGTGCATGGCAAGTGATTCAAGCAATTTGGTCTGGTCTCGTAGGATTCTTCTCACCGATTTGGAATGCAGTATCTAGTGTTGTATCTACAGTTTTCTCAGCAATTGGTAGCTTTGCACAAAGTGCTTGGTCAGTCATTGTTTCAGTATTTTCTGTTGTTGCTGGATGGTTCTCAGGAATCTTTAACACAGTGAGAGGTGTAGTATCAGGAGTATTTAGTGCTTTTGGTTCATTCGCAAGTTCAGCTTGGGGTTCTATTACAGGAGTGTTTAGCGGAGTTGCTGGATGGTTTGGCGGAGTGTTCAACGCAATCAAAGGAACTATAAGTGGAGTATTTAGTGCTTTTGGAAGTATAGCTCAATCTGGATACAATGCCATAACAGGAGTGTTTAGCGGTATTGGTTCATTCTTCTCAGGAATTTTTGACGGTGTTAAAAACACAGTAGACAGTGTTCTTGGCGGAATCTCAGGAACTATAAAAGGAATCACAGACACTATCAATGGTATTACTGGCAAAGTTAAGGGATTGTTTAAAGGCTCAACAGTAACTGTTGCAAGAGAATTTGCAGACCTTAAATCAAGAGGACTTGTTCAAAATAGTGCAAGTAGTTCAACAGCAAACTATCAAAATACATTCAATATTCAAGCAGGTAGCCAAGATACAACCGCTTTAGCACGTGCTATCAAGCGTGAATTTGACCTAGGAAGGGCATAGGAAATGGTAAGACAATATAGAATACATACAGACCTAGATGGGTCTAATAATAAAATATATGATATGACTAATGGTCTTATTAGGTTTTACCAGCCTAGTGACCTAGGAATTATCAATAGTACAAATATTTGGCAAAGTCAGGGGATTGGGGTTATGGGAAATAACAATATTTCTCATCCTGATATTGATTTTAAGTTTGAGACTTTCGGAAGTAGCTTAGAAGAAAACTACAGAATTTTTAATGAGTTTATCAATAGTATTATCAAACAAAAATATATCACTTTAGAATATACCAATGAAATTGGTACTTTCTATGCAGATATTCAACTTTCTAAAATCACTAAAACAGAGGGATATGGATTTGATGGACAGTTCTCAGAAACAATTTCATTTATACCAGTAAATATGTGGTATCAGTATGAACAATTGAAATTTTCTAAGGTTCAAAATGGTGAAATTGGTGGTAATACTAAGATTTATGGAAATAAAGAAACGACTGTTTATCCGAATTTGAATTTGTTAGATGGTACTAAAGATTTTAGCGGGACTTGGAACAATTCAACACTTTGGACTGATGACGGTACATATAACGGCTTGAAGGTAAGAAAACGAACAGCAGCACAAAGAGGTACTTATAAAATCTGGACTGTTCCAACTGACGGAACATATACTTTTTCATGTTACATTAAGAGTTCCGGTCCTAACGCTAAGGTACACGGTGCGTTTCAAGTTAATGGTATTCGTGAGGTTGATAGAACCTTTGGAGATAATTTTGATTGGAAACGTGATTCGCTTACTAGAACGTTAAAAGCTGGTGATTCTATTGTTTATAGCTATGAAATGGCTGGAAGTGCTGTTGATTCAACCATTTGGGTAGCAGGATATAAAATTGAATCAGGCTCAATCGCCACTCCTTGGATGCCAAGTAAGAGTGAAGTAAAAACATCTGACTATAGAAATTATGGAAGCTATAAATATGATTACACTTATTTTGGTGAAGATAATATTGAACGTTTCTCAAAATGGAAAATTGATGATGGTATCTTTAGCTTCACAGCTCGTATGACACCAAGCCAAAACTTGGAAAATATGAGTGACTACGGTGTAAGATTCTTAGATGAACAATTTAATGAATACACAGCCCTCATCTTTGGTAATACAACCAAACCAGATTCAATTCAATTTAACACAGATGTTAATGATGAATACTATCAAGCTCAAATTGGTACAAGTACAATTAACATGTTTTCGGCTTTGAATTATAAAAGATTTAGAACACGGCTTATTCAAAAAGGAACAATGGAACTTGTAAATGTTGATGTAGTAGAAATGAATGTTAAAAGAAAGGTGGAATTTGTCTAATGCTTGAATATAACTTATATGATAATTTTAACCCTAATATTTATTCTTTCGCAACTCACGCAGAAGCAAGTAATGCTCCAAAACTTCCTAATCCTAAAGCTCGTGGGGTTATTATGAACTATGAGTTATGGCAAACAGGATACAAATACACTAGCTCAGGAACTATTTCAACTGATGTTGAGGTTGGAGATATTATTGAGATTCTTCATCCAGAAGAATATCTAGTACCAGTTAGTGATACAACTGTCTTTAATAAAAAACTTTCAATGTTTTATCTTGTTACCAGCAAAGATGAATCAAATAAAGTTACATTAAAAAACTATGTATGGGCTATGATTGAGGGTCTTGAGATTCCCACAACAGCTTTAAAACAAACTAATCAGCAAATAATTGTAAATATGATGAGTCCAGCGGTAGCAAGTTTGGTTTCTCATGGTTATAATGGAAATTCTAATGAAATAAATATTCCTGTTAAATGGAATAGAAAATCTGAAACGGATGAAATGTCCAATATTGCAAAAGATTTGTGTAGAGTTATTAGACTACAGCCAAGTGTTTATTATCAAGGTCAAATGGTGCCAAGACCAGATGGTTCATTAGAACCAGTTGACAATAATATATTTATTTCATTTTTTGGTCGTGAATGGAATAGAAAAGAAAAGTCAATCAGGGTCGACTTCAATCAAAATGTTTCTATTGAACATGAAGTAATTACTGAACGTTCAAATTATAACTATCTAAATGCTTATGTCAAAAAGGCTGATGGAACTTATAATAGTTACGGTCAACAATGGACAATCAATGATAAAAATGAAGTTGTTGATATGTACACTTATCGTGGAGATGGTCATGAGTTGCCAAAACAAAGATTGGTTAAATCAGTTTTTTACGATGAAGCTCCAAGTAATGGAGAGATTAAATCTCAAATTACAAAAGATTCAACTGTCATAAATTTATACTTTAACCAGCATTCACTAATGAAATTAGTATTGAATGATTTAGTTGAAGTCTGGTATATGGACAAAAACTATCATGGATATATTGCAGACCGTTGTTTCACAGAGGTTGAGGGTGGAATAACTACTGATAGATTATTATTTGTGGAGGGGTTAAATGATTTATAAAGCGATTTTAGGAAACAAATATATTATCAATGACTTTATTGAAAAAGTTGAACTAAGACTTGAACATAATATTGTTTTACCAGCCGATATCTACAAATATGATAGAAATACAGTCATCATTGATACACCACTTTTATATTCAGTAAAGCAGGGTGTTTCAATTGGTGGCTATGCCGAAGGTGGCAAGAACTTTAGATTGCTAGAATTATCTATTACAGATTTTCCAGTTCTTGAAAATTCATACATTTCAGAAGTTGTGTATGACAGTACTGATATTTGGTATTTAAAGCCAAGTATTGAATCAATTCTTAATGACACTTACACAGAACCTATTCCAAAACCTAAGCAAGAACTTATGGTTATTAAAAGCTCAGATAAAGGAGAAAACAAAAATGACAATTAGAAATTACACGTTTTTTAGTCCAAATGGTACAGAATTTCCAGTAACAGCAAATTCTGATGCAAAATTATACATGCTCTTAGCAGGAAATGACTACTCACAATTTATTATTAAACATTGGTCAGAACCAGTTTTAACAGGATTGAATAAAATCTATGCAGATACAAGTATTTTACTTGGTGGTCGTTATTTTGAATTGAATAATGAACCAGTTGGACTAAAACCAAATAGCATAAACTATATACATGCAAATGTAGACCCTAGCAATATTAATACACCAGTAACACTTTCTGTTGAAACAGCAAATAACTCAAATTCAAAAGATATTAATAGTGGTAACGGAGTTATCAAACGCTTGATTGATATTGTTACTACTGATGCAACTACTATCATCAAATCCGAAGCACCAGAACAAGGGCGCAACTTTAATACAATCAATAGCGATAAGGGCAATATTAAATCACTTACTATTTCTGATAGTATCTCTGAACCAAGTGCAACTACTACATGGAAATTACCATATTGTAATGATAATGGTTCAAGATTAACTCGTGTTGGTAATTTAGTTATTGCGGAAGGTACTTTTACTGCTGGATATGTTAAACCTGCTGGTGCATTGGTTTCAGGAGGCTCTTATCCAGTAGAAACTGTCCCCGTAGGTTATAGACCTTGGCAAGATAAATATATTGCATTTAGTCTTAGAACAAGTCGTAATGGTGATAAAGTGGGGCGTGTTCAACTTTTACCAGATGGGAGAATGTCGGATATGTTTCTATTTAATGAGGGATTCAAGAGTACAGTAGATGCAATGATGTTTGGTGAAAGTGCTATGTGGATAACAAAAGACCCATTCCCAACAAAAGACAAAATTAACTACTAATACTTATAATAATTAGAAAGATTCCCCTATATGATTACAAAACTGATATTCATCTCAGTCTTGATTTTAGCAATCCTAGCAGTAACATGGGTGAAGGATAGAGAAAATATGAATCCTCCACTTAGACGAAGAATAGTAATTGATTTAACCACAATTGCTATCTTTTGGTTACTATTTATTGGGTTTGTTTTAATTGGTGAAGGCAAATATGATGAAAATATATGTTCGATTATTGACTTAAGTCTCATGTTCTTCACAGCAAGACTTGTACAACTTGTTGCCGTAATGAACCCTATGGTTCGAGAATTATATGCATTTATAAAAAATAGAGGAAATTCAGAGACAAAAGACTAGAAGACAATGGGTTGCAAGGAAAAAAATGATGAAGAGGGCTTAGGCTCTCTTTTTTTTGTTATAATAAACGTAAAGTTTATATTAAAAGGAAGAGTATTATGGATATTTTATTTTTAGCACAAAATTTTACAAGTGAATTTTCAGATTCAGAACTTTTGAGTTTTGCAGGAGATATTTTAAGTGGTTTAATTGGTTTATTAGGAGCAGGATTAGGTGTCTATGGTGCATACTATGTGATGCAAAAGCAATTAAAAGCAGAGAATGAACAGTATAGAAAAGATAAAATTGATAATACTTTTTTCAATTTATTGGGTTTGTTTCAAAATGTACAGAAAGATTTGGACAAGGATTATATTATCGATTGTATAGAAAAAGATAGAAATAGTATAAGAAATGACAAACATGAAGAATACATGAATAGTAAGTTTTCTAAACAAAAAGAGCAAATTATTAAAGATTTAGAGGGATTTAATAATGAAAAAAATGGTAATTATCGAGATGCTTATAATAGTCTATTAGAGGATATAAATAAGAAAGATTTATTTTATCTGATAAACAATATTCCAACCGATTCATATCTTCTTAGTAAATCCAACTCATTTAAAAAATATAAGGAAGATATGGAGGGCTTAAAAAAAGAATTTGAGGATGAGAAATTAATATGCAAGTATGAGATAAAAGAATCTGAAATCAAAGGCATCATAAAAAAGGTATTTTTTAATCCTGAAAATGATTCTGGTAATTACTTTAGAACACTATACAGATGTTTAAAATATATTATGGATTCTGATTTAAAAATGGAAGATAAAAAGTTTTATTCGGGTGTCCTTAGAGGGGTACTTTCATCTAAGGAAATGTTAGTAGTGTTTTATAATTGCATGTATTTTGAAAAAGGTGAGAAATTCAAAGAACTACTTGAAAAAGAAGAAAATGGTAAAAGAATTGACTTTTTTGGTGATAAAAATGATTTAGAAAACTTAAGTGAAGGAAATGACCTACCTTTCTTTAGTAAAGAGGATTTATTATTTTCGGAAACCGATATGCAAAAATTAGAGGAACTCATAAAAGGAAACTAGATGTTTTCTTTTTTTGTTATTATAATTTTTGCTAAATAGGTATTTTAAACCTATAATAAGGTGTATATTATAGAAGAAAGTTGGAGTATGATGACAGAAGAAGAAAATAACTTGGTTATTGAGATTGGAATTGATTTAATGAATTTTATTGGAAATTCATTTGATAAAGCAAACGACATAACTGAATTAAAAAGTGTTTTGAAAGGTTTAGGATTTGAAGATAAGAAAGATATTTCATTTGATATAAATGATGTTTATTATCAAAAAAAAGATGGGAAGAATATATGGGAATGTAAACAATTCGACCCCTTAAGTGGTGGAGTCTATATTTTTGAAATATTTTTTAAGAAAAAAACTAAAGAAGACTTCAAAAAAATGTGGAATAAAAGAGCTAGTGAAATTTACGAAAAAACAAGTGAAAATGGAACAACAAAACAAGTGAAAAATGCTATACCACAGTATAATGAACAAAGTTCAGAAAATTATCTTTATGTAGGTTCTCATAGAACTGATATCAATAGTAGACTAAAACAACACTTCGGAAACAATATAAACTCAACCAGCGCTCTAAAACTAACAGACGAAGATATAAAAAATGAAATAGGAAATTATAATATCACTTGTCACAGATTTATTTTAAGTGATGACTTACCAGAATATGCTAGAGCTGGTTACATTGCAATGATTGAAGGAATTTTACATGAAAAGCTTAAACCAATTTTAGGTAAAAAGTAA